CAGTTGATTCTTTAAATCTAAAAGTACGCCATGCGCCCGATTGATATCCTTCAAACTGATTAGTGTCAGTATTATATCTAATCATACCCGTAACACCAGACGGTTTTGTAGCAGTGTTTCCTTTTGGAACTACTACACTTCCTGTACCCACTGGTTCAAGATATACATTTATGCGGCCAGCATCTGTATACAAAGTTGTATTGTTTGCTGTCCTACGATCTAGTGTTTGACGTTTTAAATATCTCATTATACTGGTAATGTGCTTATGGTAAATGTCAGCATTGCAGTAACTGATGCCACAGCAATCAGCGCATCTCCGTTGCTCAACACTAGTTTTTCTTGATCTAAACTTACAGTTTCCCCTGGAGGAATTGGCAATACTGAAATTATTGTGTGCTTCACAGCAGTGGTTGTGCCTGATACATCTGCACTTGGAACTGCAAACAATGTAAGGTTGCTGGTACTTGCTCCATAATTACAAATAATAATAGATGTCACAGCATTTGCTCCAACACTGGAGTAAACTACTGAGTTGGTGTTTGTAATTAAACTATTTGATATGGCCATGTTCTTTCCTTATAACAGTATGCTTAATAATACTGCTCTGTTTTTACTAACTAATTCGTCTTGATTGTAAGCTACACCGCCATAAGCAATGTTGTTTACAAAATATATACCTGTTCTTCCAGCACCTTCTGTGGATTTTGAATACAGCTTGGTTGCACCGCTCACTGCGGTTGGAGTTCCTACCTGATTAAACAAATTTGCCACAGCATTGATGTCGATGTTGTTTGTTGTGGAAGTCAATACCAAATTGGTTGAGCTGGTGTTAGTAATTGTGTCGTTAACAATACTCACATTATTAATGTTAACACCACCGCTGGATATCTGAGCTTTGGTATTGCCAGCAATAAGAAAATCAATAGTAGTTGCTGTTGCTTGTACTCGAGATAATGAAGCACCAGTTAACGGGTAATAAATTCTATCCACGTTGGCTACACCATTTGTGGCTGAAACATAATCGTTAATAAATTTCTTGTTGGGAATGTGATTGGGATCTGTAACACGACTTTCGTAGTTGGCACTGTTGGCAATGCGCATCACAGGGCTTGCACCTTGCAAGTCAAATATCAAATCTGCTGTGCCATCGTTGGTGATTGTTCTTACTTGAATACCGCTCAATGCAGTGCTGTTGTTGCTGGTGTTGGCTGTTTTTACTTGAAATGTTCCCACAACATCTGTGGCAGTTACTGAATCATAATGATTAACTTGTTCGCTAAAAACAAATTGAGCACTGTCTCTATTACCTCGGCCAATGTCAATACCCGACTGATATCCCAAAGCACTACTAATACCAGCACCAGTTTGTCCAAAATTCAATTGAATGATGTTGTCCTGAATAGTGGTAGTGGTAGACTCTACTGTGGTAGTTGTGCCTTTAACATCAAGATTTCCAGTTATGATCACTGTGCCAGTACTGGTTCCAGTATCCAACACGATACTGCCGCCACTTTGGACTTGTAATCTATAATCGCTCTGACTGACTTTTAAAATTCTTGACATTGTTTATCCTTAAGTAGGGGACCTAAGTCCCCAGGCCTAATTAAGCGTTATCGATTAATAATGAATCATCTAAAACTGCCGCAGTCATATTCCATTTGACTGAAGCGCCGGTAGCAAATGCTGTACCAGTACCACGAGTCACCGTAACCTTACGTGCTGTAATTTTAGTGGCAAAATATGTTCCACCAACTGAGTCAACTAAACGAACACTGCCTTCACCGGCAGCATCTGCTAGTGTTGAAGTTAGTTCAACAATACCAGTACGTGTGCCGTCTGTAACTTTGTAACGACGACTAGATACTTGACGAATAATGTCAACAGGCAGTGCTGATCCGCCTGTTAAGAATGCTGTCATTAAGATAGCATTTTCTTGATTTCCAGTTGTGCTAATGTTACCGCTGTCAACTAACATGTTAACTGAAGTAGCCGTTACTGATTGTGTAAATGTTGGTGTTGGTGCGGCTGTATAACCAGAACCTGCTTCTGTGATTACAACAGATTTAGCACGGAAACGTAGAGTAACTGTTAATTCAACGCCTGCGCCGTTTGAAGTAGTTGCTTGAGCACCAGTTGGTAATGTAGTAAAGTTACCACGACTGCCGCCGGTAAAATCAAATGTCAACGCATCATCACCGCCTGTACCGCCAATAGTAGCTACACGTAGTACAGCATCTGTACCAGTAACTGTAATTAATTGACCCACAGTATAACCAACTTGTGTGCCGCCAACTGCTGTCACACTTTCAACTTCAGAAGTGATAGTACCAGTAGCTGTAACACCACCTGGTAGTGTCGGAGCTGAAAATCCGATTGTTGGGCGAGTTGTGTATGCGCCTAATGCGTTTAATGTAACGCTAGCAACTGCTCCGCCGCCAATACCGTTATCAGTAGTTACGCTTGCGGAACCTGTATTACGGTTACCAAAGAATTTTTTATTTAAACTACGAGCCATTTTATTTTCTCCTTAAGAAATAACGGCGTTCTAGGCCGTACGCGGTTGCTGTTCCGCATAAAATTCACACCATGTGAATCATTACTATGTATTTATGCACAATAGAAAAAGGGCTCCGAAGAGCCCTTTAAGTACTGCTAAAATCAGTTGTCGCCGTTGACAATTTGCACATATGCGCCCTCTGGAAAGTCCAGTTTCCAAGGTGCCGAACTGCCTGTGGCGTACACATGACCCGAACCACCTGCGCGGGTCAGTGTTACTCGACGTGCTGTGATTTTGGTGGCAAAATACTCGCCGCTGCCACTGTCCACAACCATAATACTGCCTTCTCCTGCTGCAGGTGCTGACGTGCTAACAAGATTAACAACACCAGTGCGTGTGCCATCAGTGACCTTGTAACGACGACTAGACACCTGTTTGAGTATGTTGACTGTGCCTGCTGAGCCACCTGTCAAGAATGCTGTCATAGTGATTGCTCCGGCCCATGTGAGATTGAATGTGGCGTTGGCACCATTAGTATCTGCACCAGAGCCCAGGCCAGTAACACCACTAACGGGATTGCTTGGAGAGGCTGCGTTTCTAACACCAACCTGTGTGATGGTTTGACTGGTGATGGCATTGTTGCCAGGTTCAACGTTGCCTGTGACAGTGAGTATCAAAGGTGTGATCCATCCTGCGCCACTGAATGTGATAGTGTTGCCTATATCGTACCCAGTACCGCTGTTTACTCTAGTCACACCAACTACATATATTTGTTCAAAATATTTTTTACTAATCGGACGTCCCATTTTGTCTTCTCCTCAAATTATTTATCCGTTCGTAAGAAAGGGCTCCGAAGAGCCCTTTGATTCTTTTTACAAACTTTAGGTTTGAATTAGCTGAACTTAACGTTAGCTGAAGTAATAGCAACTAGACCTAGATAGTCAGCGGCGTTACCTAAAGAACTTGCTGTGTTTGACAACTCAACATAACCATAACGTGTCATGAATGATACGACTGGTTCAAATGTTGATGGATCAAGAACAACACCACTGCTCATCAATGGAATGTATGGGCAGTAGAATGCAGGTGCATCGCTTTCGCTAGAACCTTTGTATCCAATTAGGATAGAAGCACTGTCTAACGCATAGCTGTTAACATACACTTTCATTGCGCTGTTCAATGTACCAACAAACTTGGTGTTTGTAGGTGCTTCGAATGTACCTTCTGTTGTACGAGCAAATGCGCTAGTAGTAGCAGATTGTAGGATTGTCAATGCAAATGGTGATACAACAGCATAGTTACCAGCACCACGACGTGTACGCTGAGCGATCAAGTTGCTTACGCGATTGATCTGAACAGCTAAAGCGGCGTGTTCGTCACCAACGAATGTAGCAGTACCACTTACAGCGGCCTGGTCATAAGTTTGTGTAGCAGAACCAGCTAAACTTGTTAGAGATGCTAGGATCTCTTGATCAATTTCAGCTGTGATTTCTTGAGCCAATGCGGCCATAACTTCTGCTTCAACGTCAATACCTTGTTGGGCTTGTGCGTCTTGAGCAGCCTCAAATGTCCAGCGAGCTGATAACTTACGTGTCTTAGCTTCAACTGTTTGTTTCAAGATCTGAATGCTCATTCTGTTACCAGCTACGCCTTCTAGAGAAGCTGTTGCGGCAGCTTTACCAGTTGATGTATTGCCAGAATAAGCTTCTGCAATCTTGAATGGGCTCAATGCCTCTTCACCAGCTACAACAGAAGCATTGCTTGATGTGTCAGCATAGCGAACACGCAAAGTGTGAATCTGTCCAACTGGACCAGTCATTGGTTGTACACCAACTAACTCGTTAGCGATAACGGTTGGCATAACGCGACGGATCACTGGAAGGATCACGCGATTTAGTGTTGCAACGTTGCCAGCAGAAGTAGCACCAGCAGTTGGGGATTCCATCAAATACTTGCGAGTATTCTCTAGGGTAACACCCATTACTGATTTTTTAGTGCCTTGTAAGCCTTCTAATAGGGCTTCTTTAGTCTCTGCCCAACGTCCGTTTAGTAGTTCTGACATTTAAATTCTCCTTAAATTTTTAGTCCTGCGAGTCTGCGAATGTCAACAATATTGCTGTTTTCGCTCTCACTGCTACGTGGGTTGTTGGAAATTTTATTTCCTGTAACTTCTTTTGCCTCTACTAGTGCCTGTTTCTTCTGCGGAGCATTGCCAGCGATTACAGCTGGAAGATACTTTTCAAAACTTTCGTTAAGACGAGTAGTCTTTACAGTCTCCATCAATTCGCCCATGATCGCACGTTGTTCCTTGTTTAGAGGAGCAAGTAGTTCTGCCATGATTGCTTTTCTTTCTGTAGCTTCTTTCAAAGCACGGATTTCTGTATCTTTACTTTCTAGGATTTGTTCAGCAGTAACAATGGCCTGTGCGGCTTCTTGCATTGCCAAATCTTTTAAGTCTATGACTTTGAGTAATTTAGAAGTTTCCGATTTTTCATTTAGATAACTCGCTTGATACTCAGAAGCAAAAGCTTCGAATAACTTGCGACCAAAATCAGCACGACGAGCGGCTTCGATGTCTTCTTTCAATGAAGTGATTTCAGAAGTTAAGTTCTGAGTCACTACTGATTCCACCATCTGTGCGGCACGTTGTACAAATTGTTGTTTTACCTTCTTGATTTCTTCACGACCTTCACGAACTAGACGAACTTTCGTTTCAGCTAGGTCCTGCTTGTCTTTATAAAATTCTGCGATTTCTTGAGCAAGAGCTTCAACTACGAATTGTTCTAACTTTCCAAACTTGCTTGCCATTACTACTTGATCTTCGTGCAATTCTTTAACTTCAGAAGCCAGTTGACGTGTAACAAATTCCTTCATTACTTCAGCATCTTTCTTCATCTTTTTAGCATACTTGACTTTCATCTCTGCTAATTGATTGCGATCGTCGGCAAACTCAACAAGTTCAGCACTTAATTGTTCAGAGATCATGCGATCTACTGCTTCAATCATTGTGTTCTTGTCGTGTTCGTATTTTTGTGCAAATTCTTCGCGTAGTTGTTGAGTAGCTGTTTCTTTAGCTTCGATAATACGAGCTTCGAACGCAGACTCAATTGACTCTTTGATCTCCTCAGAAATCACGTTGTTTTCAAATAAACTTTTTAGCGCATCCAACATGTGATTCTCCTTGTTATTGGAGTTTGCTTATTATTGATAATAAGCTCTCTTTGAGATATTTCTGTGCTTTAGGATCACCCTTGACCTCTTGCGCTATGCGTAAGGCACTTAATCCCCCTCGACTGTTCATCAAGTGTTCATAAATTGGTGTAGGATATGCTCCCGGAGCACTAGGTTGAGCTACCATATCTACTGTGATAATCTCAAAATCTGATACTTCACCGGATCCGTCTTCCTTGACGTTTCCGGATCCGCGACTTGAAACACCTAACTTGACTCCGCTTTCCAGCATTGTCTTGATTAGTTGTCCCATAGGGGTTGGTAAAATTTTCAGTTTACCGTAACCATTAGGACCGTCCATCCACATATTTGTTATCATGTGGCTCACACGGTCTAGGTTAATTTTTAGATCATCTGGATGATCCACTTCTCCGAGAACTGAATAACCGTTTTGAATCTGATCGTTTAGGGTTTTGACAGCCTTGCCAATCTCATTCACAGGGTAAACACGCTGGTTAGCGTTACGTATACCGCCCTGGATGCAAATCCCGGACATGTATAAGTTTTTCCCGTCTTTGTCATCAGACTCAACGATCATTTTTGCTTCGTTGAAACTGAGATTCTCTCGGAGATATAACATATTTTTCAATGTATTCTTCTATTATCTGGCACGGCTTTTTAAACCGTTGATAAGACTACCTGCACTCTTATCACCGTTGTCGCCGGAACCTTTCTTCTCAGCACCGTGACCAGGTTCTTTCTTCTTAAAACCAGTCTTACCAGCGTTGCCGCCTGGTACATTCACGTTGCCAAAGTTTTCTTCTTTGGTACTTGGATTGGCTAAACCACCTTGTGTGCCGCCCTTCTCTGTTGAGAATGACTTGGCAATGTTAGCAGTTGTTCCACCCATGTCGTTTTTACCAGCTACAGCTGAACGTGTGTTAACACCGTTGTCACCGTGTGTTGGCTTTCCAACTTTGTTTACATATTCCATCATTGGCATTTCTGGTTCCATATCCATGTCACCGCCCATGTCGTCACCGCCCATGTCGTCACCGCCCATGTCGTCGCCTTCGTCGGCTAGTAATTGTTCAAATTCTGCTTTTAGGTCTTCCAAAGCGTCTTCTAGATCCATAACGCGATCTTCCATGTCGTCGCCGCCTTCTTCGTCGCCCATGTCCATGTCCATGTCGTCGCCTTCTTCATCATCCATTGGGTCTTCGCTGTCGTCTGCTTCTGCATCATCTTCTGCATCGTCAGCACCAAACTGTTCTTCCATTCCTCCTTCTGCATCATCTTCTGCTGGAGCGGCTCCGGCAGCGTCATTAGCTTCTTCAGCTGTGAAGTCTTCTGATAGTAATTCTTCGTAGATTTCGCGAGATTTCGCAACTACGATATTATGAAAAATTTCTTTTGCTGTTTCTTGATCTTCATTGATCAATGCCTCAAGCATGGCTTCAAATTGTGCGCGATCAGTCATTGTTGATTCTCCTGTGATTGTGGTTACAAGGCTGTATTATATTTACACTTTAATTACAAAAGTGGGTAGATATAGTGTAAAAACAGTCGTTTTTAAACTTTTTATAGATTAGGCAGCTGGAGGGGGAGGTGCCGCATACATTGCTTGTATAAATTCTAGCTCGCTTTCCTGTTCCAAAATATGTGATTCACTGCTTTTACGTAGTTCATTTAGTTGTCGTAAAGTTAATCTTGTTTTACGAGTATCACTACGCTTCATTTCACCTGAATCGCGAGTTGGCTCATAGCGTAAATTGTTGGCCACACGCCGTGTGTCAGCATCTATGTAAAATAATTCGCGAAGTATCATGATTGTATTTATGCTGGAGCCGGTGCGGCGCCAGGTTGCGGTGCGGCTGCTGGAGGTGCTCCTGGCACGCCAGCTTCACCAGGTGGCATAGCCATGTCATCCGGTGCATCAAGATCACCAGCCATGCCCAAGTCGCCTTCAATACCGCCAGCACTTAGTCCTGCACTGCGCAATTCGCCTGCGGCATCAGTACTGGTTGTTTGGCCTTTGCCATTTTCTTCTCCCCACAAGCGTTCGTTTTCTGCAACTTCGTCGTCTGTGAGTCCCAAGAAGCGTTTCAAAGCAAATCGATTGCTGACAAATGGTATTGCTTGTATGGTGTTGAATGTGTTGATACGCTCTGCATCAATGCTGGCCTGTTTGCTACTTGCAAAATTTAGTGGTGGATTAAATGCCAGTTCAAACAAATTTGGATCAATGTTCATGCCTTTGCTGTGCATGTACATTTTAAATTCTTCGTCAAATACTGATGTAATTAGACTTTGCAAACGTTCGCAATACTTGTTAAAACGTAGTTCTTGAATGTATGCTGTGCCCACACGACCGTCATTGAAGTTGCTTTGACTGTCGTCTGCGCCTGTTGGCAAGTAACTACTTGGTATACGCAAGCCACGGAATAACTTGTTGGTGAAATACTTTAAATCGTCAATTTCTCCAATGTTTTTGCCGCCTTCCAACATCTTAACATCGGAACCTTTGCCGTCTGCTGTTTTAGGAAAGAAGTAATCTTCGTTGATTGATAGGGGATTGTATGCTGAATCAATAACATTTTGGCCGCCACCAGACTGGCTAGGTATACGTCGTTGATGTATTTCGTTTTTAACACGTTCTACAAATGCCATGGCCAAGTGACTAGGCATGTTGCCTACGTCAATACTGAATACTCTGCGCTCAGGAGCACGTTGTATACGATAGATTAAGATAGCATCTTCAAGTAATTCTTTTTGTTTGTACACTTTGAATATGTGTTCAAGCAAGCTGTTACCAAATGGATAATTGTTGTCTAATCCTTCGCTCAGCGACAAATGCACAATATGTTTTGAATCTATCGCATGTTCTGTTTGTTGCAATCCAAAACGATTACTGGACGAATTGCCGCCGCCTGCTCTTGATCCTGGTTGGCTTGTGGGATTAAACATGCCACTGGACATTGTGCCGTTGGCGCCGTTATTTCTAGGATTCACGTTGGGTGTGATCTGTGTTGCAATCAAATGTTCAAAGTTTGGTGCAAGGTCCTTGATAACAAACTGCTCTGGCTTTTTGCCTTCACTTTCGTTCACAATGACTTTGATAACATTGCTGGTGTCTATCCAACTCCACTTTTGATTTTCTGGGTCTCTAATGAAAAATGCATCACCGTATTTGAATACGTTGCGTACTATACGAAAAATTCTTGTGTCAAATTGTTGTAGCTTGTTCCACTGTTGTAGGTATTCACCCAGCACACGAACTTCAACATTGGTGGCTTTACTGCGCCATTTGACTGTGAACGGACTCTTGCCATCTTTTAGTTTTTGTGTGCAAAATTCAGCCAAAATGTCCAAAGCCGCATTGACTTCTGGATCGCTGTCCATTACTTCATACTGCTGATATCTATCAATTCGGTTAGGACTTCCAGTATAAACATCTGGTAAAAAGCTGGAGTAGTTTGTTCTTGCCGGGCCTGCTTTGGTGCCGTTGTTGTTGCCACTATTAGACAACGGGCTCAGTTGTCCGCTGTTAGGTGCCGGTGAAAAATACTTTTTCCAAGTCATTTATTGTCCTTTAGGCATTATTTAAATTACCAGTTGCTTTAGCAGAATTCTTAGCAGTTTTAACACTTGCATCGCTAATGTCCGATGAGTGTGAAGCTACTTGCATCATAGTACTATTTAATCTATTTAAGGTAGCTACTACGTCATCTAGAGTAGCTTTTTTCTCTTCCATGTCCATTGCTTTTGATTTTGGTGATTCTTCTTTTGGCTTAGGTGGAGGCAGTGGTGCTTCTGCTTTTATTTCTTGTTTTGGTATGGGAGTTGGTTTTGGAGTAGTTAGCGTAGCAGTATTAAATATGTCTGGCAGTTTAAAACTTTCAAACATGCTGGTAAATTTATTTTTAATCTCTGCTAAGGGTGATACAGTTTCTTTTTCTTTAACTGTGGCTGTAGGCGTTGCTGGTATTACATTTGCAGTGGCCCTAACTGGAACCGCAGGTGTTACTGGTATTGCACTGGCTTTGTCTTTGACTTCTGTACTTGCAGATATAGATTCTTTTTGTTTGGCAATCGCTTCATCCAACCCTGCAAACTCATCAAATATTTCAGTTGGCGCAGTTGACTTGGCTGATTCAACTGATGGTAATTCAAAATTTAATTCTTCTGCCAAGGCCGCTTTCTTAGCTTCTATCATTTCAGCACTGGATTCTAAACTTGCAGTGTTGAGTTCTGCATACATGTTTGCTGGGTCCATGGCTCGCATTTGTTCGTATGCTCTAGCCATGTTTGCTTGTCTAGCAGACAGCGTACCTGTTTCTTGTTCTGATTGTACTTCAGCTAGTGATGCACGTTCTTCGCCCAACATACTTTCTTGTGCTTTTATTGCATCAGCTTGTGCAATAATTTCTTTCATACGGGCTTCAGCACCGCCTCTTAGTATGGCAAAATGTTCGTTTTCTCTAGCGCCAGTGTATTCAGTTAATCTTAGTTTACCTTGCTCATTAACACGCATTTCAACATCAAGTTTTTCTTTTCCGCTTTCATTAATGATGCGCAATGCTTCTTGTGTACGAGCAATTAATGCTTCATTACTTGGTGTTTCAGGTGTTGCTACTGTAGCAGGTGCTTGTGTTGACGTACCTCCCACACTGCTGATAGTTGTGTTGATTTTATCGCTAATTGCACCAATGTCAATACCTTTAGACTCTCCGCCCTTAGGTAATACATCTTTCATTGCACTGCCTAACAAGCTGGCAGTTTCTTTACTGCTGGTTACACCGGCTGGGCCTTTTACAAATTCTAATCCTGCTTCACCAACCATGCTAATTTCGCCAGGTGCAATGTCTCCGCCATCTGCTTTTGGTTTACCTAATCGTTCTCCTGGTGCACCTGATCCTGTTGCAGGACCTTGCACAGCTGGCG